GCTGACCTTTTGGGCTATTAACAATAGACATTACATTCAAACAATGTTATTGTCTGATGTTGATTTGCCAACGAAGGATAGTTGAAATGGATGACAATTTTAAGCCGGGTTCTCACGGTTGTCACGAAGCTCTGCATATGGCAGGTATAATTACTGGAATGATATATGATTTTCTGGCAGATCATCCGTCTATTTTACAGAACGACGAATGGTCTAAGCTTGCGCAAGATGCTGTGACTGCTGTTGATAAACTCTATCAAGCTATTGCAAGTGAACATCTTAAGGCTTCTGAGAATGTCTGAGTATGTCAATACAGTAGAACTTTCCATTGCTGATGTAGTTCGGTTGACGTTCTACGATCAGTTTCCAATGGCAGACGGTTCGTCAGAACGCGAGTTTGTTTGTCAATTGTCAATGCAGCCTGAGTTTCTTCGCGAGCTTTACAGGACGATTGGTGAAGCTATCACGAAGCATGAACGTCAGAATGTCATGCCGGTTGACAGTAGAGGTATGAACTAATGTGGCTCTATTGGATACGTGGTTGGAAGAAAGTATTCCCTATGAAGTATCATTTAGAGTTTGATCGTGAAGCAGTCATCAGCAAATATCTGCTGACTGAAAGTGAACGCTTGTTGACATTGGATGAGTTGATTGTAAAGTATCCGTGTCCTAAAGTGTAGGTAAAAGCGGGCATGGCGAAATTGGCGAAACGCAACAGACTTAAAATCTGTCACATTAGAAACGTTGTCGGTTCGAATCCGACTGCCCGCACCAAACAATAACAGGGTATAGCTCAGTTGGTAGAGTGCCACATTTGGAGTGTGGAAGTCGCAAGTTCGAACCTTGCTACCCTGACCAAGTTTAGCTGCTTTAGCTCAGTTGGTAGAGCAATCGCCTTGTAAGCGATAGGTCACAAGTTCAAGTCTTGTAAGCAGCACCAGATTGAAAGTGAGCATAGTGAGTATAATAAAGCAAAGTAAGCTATTGACATTACATCATTGGTTAGATAGAACTGGTGTCGGTCAGTGGTTAGGAATGCTGACTATCATGCTGATGTTGACAATCTTATTTAAGGTGGTGATACCATGGTTAAACGTGTAGAAGCTTTTAAGGCTAACGACGGTACATTGCATGAGACAGAAAACGACGCGAAGCTGAGCAATCTTATTGATGTAATTTGTAAAGAACACCCAGTAAGATTAGAGCTTATACATCTGCTAAATATCGCCCTGAAGTTAAATCGCGATGCGCTCATCATGCAGATTGAGAAAGATTGGGTGTTGACAAAGCCGTCTCATGTCCTATGATGCGATTGCTGGGTAACGTCCTGCCCGGTCTTTCTCCCCTCAGACTTCACCCTTCGATGTATGATTGCATCGAAGGGTTTTTCTTGTTATATGCATGGGCGGTAATGTGAAAATATAAACAGGTCATGAAAACTTCTGGAATTTACAAAATAATTAATTACGCCAATGGTAAAATTTATATCGGCAGTTCTTCTCATATTGAAAGTAGATGGTCAGATCATTTTAAGACACTGAGGTGTAACTGTCATAAAAATACACATCTTCAGCGTGCTTGGAATAAATATGGAGAGGAGTGTTTTATTTTTGAAATCATCGAGCTTGTAGAAAAATCAAATTTGTTAGTTAGAGAGCAGTATTGGATAGATGTTCTAAATGTTTGTGATGGTGAAGTTGGATATAATATAGCTAGAAAAGCTCAAAGTGTGATAGGTATAAAAAGGTCTGCTGAAACTCGTGCTAAAATGTCAGCTTGGCAGATAGGCAGAAAGCTTCCAGAAGAGACTAGGATTAAAATAGGTAAGGGTCATAAAGGTAAAAAGCTGACAGCTTCGCAAATAGAAGTTATAAGAAAAAACAGTACTGGTCGAAAACATTCTGACGAGACTAAAGCTAAGATTAGTGCTGGAAATAAAGGTAAGGTTATCTCACAAGCGTCTAGATTAAAAATGTCGCGAAGACGGCTTGAATATTTTCAAAATCGTGATAATTCTTCTGGATCATGACGTATTCATTCATGCAGGGCAGAGATACGTTCACAGCTTGGCCCGTGCAGCAATCGCAGCGCGAGTTGCCTGATTATGCCGATGACGCAAAGTTAAAGCAGGCGTTTGCCATCGAGCTTGCTAAAGGTGCTTCGCCGTTTGATGCAGCTTTGGTCGTCGCAGAAAACCAAACGAATAAGGCTCTCTGGATAAGCGTTAATTGGGTGAAGGACATAAGCGTTATCGCCCAACGTGACGCCTACATTGAAGCCAACAAGAAGGTTGAAAAACCTCTTGACAGAGACGGACTTTTAGCGAAGATCATGGCGATTGTAAACGCTCGTGACGAATACAATCGACCGCTTGTAGAAGCCAAGGATAGGATCACTGCGTTAAAACTCTACTCAGATATTCTTGGCTTTACAGGTAAGGTAGAGAATAACAACACTGTGAATAATAGCTTTGCTAACAAGACTGTCAATCTTGTCATGGTCCGTCCTGATGATCGTTCGACAACAGTTGACCAGTCTCCAAATACTAAATCAGAAATCATAAATGAAAAACCACTTTTGACCAACATTAAGTTGGTCAAAGCCTCATAACTCATGGAGTTGACAATGAAGTCTCGTATTCTCGCTTTCGCGTTGCTTGCTCTTGGTCTTGGCTCGTCTGCGGCCTTCGGTCAAGCGTTCCCGAACTATCCGACGCTTAACGTTCCTGCTGATACGCAGTGTCTTGCGTATGGCAACAATGGTCGCTGTACGTCTTGGCGTCCTGCTGGTCCTACTGCGCTGACTGGTGATGAAACCATTCCGGCCGATACCAACGCCGCCAATGGTGCTAATCCTCAGACGATCCGCATCCCGGTGACTGGTGTTGGCGGTGGTAAACTTGTCGTGGCTGTGCCTGTTACGACTGACGTTATCAACGTCGATGCTCAAACGCGGCAACTGATTGTCAACCCGGCAGGTACTATTGCTGCGCTGACTGTCAATCTTCCAGCCGCTTCGGCTACCATGGTTAACGGCCAGCGTGTCGGCGTTTGCGGTACTCAGATCGTCACTGCTCTGACAATGGGTGCTGGTACCGGAAACAGCTTTGGTAGCACTGTCACCAGCCAAGCCATGCTGGTCCCTGTTGTCACTGGCGCTGCTTCCTGCATGGAGTGGATTTACAGCAAAACTAGTGCGACTGCTGGTGTTTGGTTCCGTACTCAGTAATTCAGTTCTAACCGGAAAGGATTACGGATATGTATCCAAGCTCTAGGATTAGTGAGTACACCGCTAGCAAGCAGATAGTTAGTGGTGCTGACATGAACAGCCTTAGCAATCAAATCAGCGGCGCTGTTGATGGTCTGGTTGCAAAAGCTGGCGGCGGTAAAGCTGGTGCTACACCGCTCACTGCTCACGTCAACACTATTGCTACAGCCGCTACGGCGGCTGATAGCGTCATCTTGCCGAAAGGCTTTGCTGGCGCTGAAGTGTGGGTGATTAACGATGGTGCGGAAGCTGTTCAAGTTTTCGGACTTGGTAACGACACCATTGACGGCGTGGCAACAGGTACTGGTGTTTCTGTCGCCGCTGCGTCTAAAACCATCTTCAAGTGCAACAAAGCTTCACCACCTGTCAGTTCTGGTGGAACTGGTGTTGCTAACTGGGTTACCAAGTAATCAATCGACCGTGCCTGCTAACTGTGGGCACGGTCTTTTTGCAGGTGGATCATGAAAAAGCTGTTCCTTTCTTTAATCGTGCTGATGCTTCCGACATTAGCATTTGCGCAAAACAATCCTCGCAATCCATGCTATTATCTAACACCTAATAGCACTAATTGTCAATCTGTTTCGTCAACAACACCGTTGCCAGTAACTACTACTCCCGGCAATTCACCGCAAGCTGTGCAAGGTGCAGTAAATGTTACACCTGTGAATTGCTCTGGTACAATTACGACAGGTGGAACAGCACAAAACGCAGTAGTTGCTTCTACAGCTCGCCGTGGATTGCAAATTCAAAATCTTGACACAACTGAAGGTATGTGGATTAGTTTTAATGGTACTGCCGCTGCTAATGCCGCAGGATCGTTTTTTCTATCGGCTGCTACATCTTCAACGTCTGGCGGATCGTACAACACTCCTATTGGTTTTGGTTTCAACACCGCACTGAGCGTTGTGGCCGCGACCACCGGCCATAAATTTTCTTGCACTCAATGGTGAGCATCATGATCCGTCGTACGCTTCTCGGACTATTTCTTTTTGTTCTTGCTGCTTTACCGTCAGCGGCACAATTTAACGGTTGCGTTGCTGGCTTCTGCTCGTCCAGCAGTCAGTGGGTATTTCCCGGAGCTACACTCGATCTTGATTTCGCGAATAACCGATATTTCGGTGTTGCGAATGGTATTAATAGCCTAACGACAACTCGTGCGTCAACGGGTTATGCTGAAGCCTTAAATGGTACATGGGTCAATTTCGGTAATAACATAGCAAGGCGTACTGACAAGGGCCTTCTGGTCGAAGAGTCACGCACCAACTCCATCCGCAACAATTCAATGCAGGGGGCGAGCGCGGGAAGCCCGGGAACACTGCCGACGAATTGGATTTCAAATCTGGATAGTGCACTTACTCGCACCGTAGACGTTGGCACATCTCTCGGTATTGATTATTTGGATGTAACTCAGGTCGGGACGACCGCGACGACCGGGGGGAGTTTGAATTTTGAAGGAACGAAGCAGGTTGCCGCGACTGTTGGGCAAACGTGGACGCTAAGCGGCTTTTTCGCGCTGCCGTCAGGTAGTACAGCCAACATCACCAACATCCGTCTGCTGATCATTGAAAAGAATAGCGGAGGAACAACTTTAACGATAGGAGTTGGTTCGTCTTTCGCAGGTTCTCTGACTTCTGCGCTTCAACGGATTTCGTTAACCTACACGACCGTCAACGCATCTACGGCATTTTTGCAACCGGCTGTCCAGTTGTCCTACGCGAATGGAGCCGTCCTTAATATCACCCTCCGCATCGGCTGGCCTCAACTCGAACTCGGCGCATTCGCTACCTCTCCTATCCGTACTACCAATACAGAAGCAACGCGCGCGGCTGATGTTGTGACGCTTGGGCTTGGGCCGTGGTTTAATGCGAGTGAGGGGACGTTGTATGCAGACATTCTACCTACAGCGGCAATAGGAAGCCAAGCATTTGTATCGCTTGATGACGGCACGTCGAATGAGCGCATAATGCTGCGTGCTAATTCCGCCGCGATATCTGGATTAATTGTCGATGGCGGCGTGTCTCAGGCCAATATTGCTGGCGGTACGCTTGTCGCGAATGTCACTACGAAGTCAGCACTAGCCTATGCATCTAATGATGCTGCGCTTTCTACAAATGGGGGAGCGGTTGGGACTGATACCTCAGTGAATTTACCAACAGTCACTATGCTTAACTTCGGTTCCCGCCTTGGGAACGGTTCAGATGCGCTAAATGGATATCTGCGCCGCACTTCCTACTTCCCCTCTCGTCTCCCCAACGCAACTTTGCAGAGCATCACGCAATGATCGACCATCTTATCCGCTTTAATAGCGAGGCTGAGGCTAAATCAGACCCTATTGTGGGTAAATATTATGATGAAGGTTGGCGAGGAGACTGTTGTTTTCCCGGTCAGCAAGTTTGGCGTCCTGAAGACGATACGGTAGTTGAAGGTGATATTGTGCATCATCCGTTACCGTATTGGTATATTACTGTAGCACTGGAAACTGAAAGTGAAGAACTGCGCAACCATTCAACATGTATGTTGGTATGGGATCGTGATAAGAATGAATGTTTATATAGCGCACTGCCGCTAGAAGAACTTCAAACTTACTCGATAAGCCCTGTTCCAGCAGGAAGTAATTATTTTGAAAAATGAGTGCTAACGTAAATACAAATTCTGATGCTGCTAACATCGAGTTTATTGAAAAGCTAGGTTTTCTAGTTTTTGAAAGTGCTCGCTTTAAAGTAGCTTTCGGAGGCAGGGGTAGCGGCAAGACTGAAGGTGCGGCTTTAGCTTTAGTGCTCTTATCTGGTGCGAAGAAACTGCGTATTCTTTGTGCTCGCGAACTTCAAAATTCAATCGATGAAAGTTCTAAAGCTACGCTGGAAGCTTGGATTATTCAGTTAGGCTTAGAAGACGAATTTGATATACAACATAAGAAGATTGTCAACAAGCGTACAGGTAGTGAGTTTTTATTCTACGGCCTCCGTTACAACATCAACAAACTGAAATCGTTAGGCCGTATTGATATTGTCTGGATCGATGAAGCTGGTCCAGTGTCTAAAACTGTTTGGGATAAGCTGGAACCAACCATTCGTGGCCGCAGTTCTTTCGAAGCTGACCAAGGTGGACCTTTTGGCGTTGGCCCTGAGATATGGGTAACATTCAACCCTGAGCTTGATACTGACGAAACCTATAAACGGTTCGTGCTCAAGAAAGACTTGTTTTATCCTGATAACGTAGTTGTTGACGCTGCTGGTGACGTACTACTTACCAATGATGGTAAGTTTGTTCAAGAGTTGGATGGTCATCCATCTGCCCACAAAAAGATACGTTACGCAATAGTATGTAAGATCAATTGGCAAGACAATAAATTCTTTCCGCCTGATTTGCGTATGCAAATGTCGGTGATGCAAAAGGCCGATCCGACACGCTATTTAGAGATTTGGGAAGGCCATACAAAGCAGGTTGTTGACGGTGCTATCTACGCCGAAGAACTTCGCTCTGTGCTTAAGGAAGGCCGCAGAGGTAAAGTCCCTTATGATCCGAGTAAGCCGGTTTATACGTTTTGGGATTTAGGTCATAGCGATAAGACTGCTATATGGTTCATCCAACGCGCTGGGATGTATTATAACATCATCAACTATTACGAGAATAGACTACAAAAGTTGGAACATTATCTAATTCACATGCGCGAACTTGGTTACAATTATGGTCGAGTATACCAGCCGCATGACGCAGATAACGAAACACTAGCTTCGCGCTCGATTTCCAAGCTCACTCGCGATGCTGGTTTTGAGGTGACGGTTGTTCAAAGGCCGTCAAAGAAAGCTGTTGGTATCAATGCTGCGCGGCAAGTGCTTCCGCTCTGCAACTTCGATGAAGCAAACACGTCTGATGGTTGGCAATGTCTCTCTCGTTATGCCTACAAGGTAGATGAAGACACTGGACAGTTTAGCAGAGAACCTGCGCACGATACACCATGGTCGCACGGTGCTGACGCTTTCCAAACATTCGCACTATCGCTCAAAACTGAGCAAGATGCTAAGAAACCTAAACGTTCACCAAATAACATAATCAAAGTCATTCCACCTAGAAATTCGTGGATGGGAGCAGTTTAATGGATAACCCGGATCAATTTCTAAGTGCTGAAGACAAGATTATTGCTGAAGCGAAAAAGCGTTTCTCTGCTTGCGAGCAATGGGAAGCTCTTGCACGAGTGAATTTCGATTATGATTACAAATTCGCGAACGGTGATAGTACCAATAACTATCAATGGGATACTTGGGTTATGGCTGACAGGCAGGATAGGCCATGCCTGACCATCAACAAGACGCAGCAGCATAACCTTCAAATCATCAATGACGGTAAGCAGAATAAACCGGGTGTGAGCATTCGCCCTGTTGGCGAAGACGTTTCTTATGATGCTGCTCAAATCTATATGGAGATTGTTCGGCATATTGAGTACGTTTCGAACGCTGAAAATGCTTACGATCACGCTTCAGAGTTTCAAGTTGAAGCTGGTTGGGGTTGTTGGCGTGTGACGACTGATTACGTTGACGATAGGTCGTTCGATCAAGAGATATACATCAAGCGCATTAAAGACCCTCGCTCAGTCTATATCGATCCAGATTGCAACGAAGTCGATAATTCTGATGCTCGCTTCGCGTTCGTGTTTAGCGATATTCCACGAGATTTGTACGAAGCTGAATATCCTGAGCATGCTGATGTTGGTGGAAGCGCAGTATTTTCGAATACTGGTGATGGTTGGTTTGGTCCTGACCACGTAAGAGTGTGTGAGTATTTCAAAGCGTCTGATAAGAAAGACAAGTTTGTCTGGTTTGTGTTACCAGAAACACAAGAGGAAATTGAAAGTTTCTGGTCTGAGCTAGAACCAGAAGGTAAGGAAATATTCAAAGCGATCAAGGAAGCTGAAAAGGAAATTCCTGTACAGCTTCGCACGTACAAAGAGCGCGATGTTGTTCGCAAGGAAATTCACTGGTACAAGATCGCTGGCAACGTCATCATTGACGAACGCCCGTGGCCCGGTAAGTACATTCCGATCATTAAGATTGTGGGCAAAGAAACCATCATCGATGGTCAACTTGACATTAAAGGTCACACGCGAGCATTGCTTGATCCGCAGCGCATTTATAACATCAACGCGAGCGCGAATGTTGAATATGGAGCTTTGCAAACAAAGTCTCCGTTGACCGCTCCTGTTGAAGCTATCGAAGGTTTGGAAGAATATTATCGTACTGCCAACGTCAACAACGCTGCGATACTTCCTTATAATCAATACAATGAGGAAGGTAAGAAGTTAGATGCTCCGCAGCGATTAAACCCGCCAGCTTCGTCACCTGCGTATGTGCAAGCGATGCAAATTGCACAGAACGAAATGATGATGGTTACTGGTCAATACCAAGCTCAAATGGGTGAGAATGAGAACGCTAAGTCTGGTATCGCCATTCAACAGCGTCAACGCCAAGGCGATAGAGCTACTTTCCACTTCTTAGATAATCAGAGCATCGGTATTCGCTATACTGGTAAGATATTAATCGATCTTATCCCTAAAATTTACGATACGAAACGAGTGTTTGAAATCGAAGCGTCTGACGGCTCTTTGATGGAGATCACGCTTGATCCAAATGCTGATGAAGCTTTAACTAAGCTTCCAAACGAAAACGAAGATGTTACAGCACAGCAGAGGATCAGATATATCTTTAATCCGAATGTTGGCAAATACGCTGTGCAGAGTGATATTGGTCCTAATTTTGCTACACGTCGCCAAGAAGCATTTAACGCGCTCACTCAAATTGCTGCGCAGAATAAAGAGTTTATGAATGTTGCTGGCGACATTCTTTGGAAGGTCGCTGACTTTCCTGAAGCTCAAGTGCTGGCACAGCGTTGGAGACGTATCATTCCTCCGAACATTCTTGGTGATGCTCCAAACCCACAACAAGAACAGATTATGCAGCAAGCCGCGCAACAGATTGAGCAACAGCTTGCTCAGATTGCTAAACTTGAACAAGAGGCTGCGGACAGAGCGCGCGAGTTTGAACTTAAAGAGAAAGAGTTGCAATTTCGAGCATCGGATAGAATGTTGGATAATCTGCGTGCTGATTATAAAGCGATCAATGATCGTATTACTGCGCTTGGTAATTCTGGTCCCGGTATTAGCCAAGAGCAAATCGCACCGCTCATTCGGCAAGCTATCATCGAAGCGTTACGGCAAGGTGGCCCGGATGGTGATAATTTAGCACCACAAGAGGTCGCGGCTTTACCTGCCATCGGTGAAGGTGGTACACCTATAGAGCCTGAAGAACCTGCGGAACCATCAGAAGCTTCGCCTGCACGCGAAGACATGGATGTTGGTGAACTTGAGTACGAATGATGCCAGCTTTACCGATTGAAGGTTATGACACCACTCGCGAAGACGGCGTTACGCGCATTCGGCCTGTGTACGCCGCTCCGCTTCCAGTGGACGCGGTTTCGGTTCAAGGGCAGGGATTTCCCCAAGAGACGCCTGCGCTTCCTGTAGAGCTTCCTGTGGAGCGTCCCGGTGGCATTCTCGCGGATGTGGATCGTGCGTTGAGCGGCGCTGTCCGCGCACCATTCGATGCTCTAGACGAACGCTTGTTCGGCAAGAGCGGGAAGAAAGGCACATATCGCGAAGCTATTCAGAAGTTCTTTAAGACTGGTCCGAGCGATGAAGTCAAAACAGGTGTCAATCGGTTGCTCGGTACTGGTGGCGAAGAACGATATAAAACATGGCCTGAGAAGTTGGTTGTTGATGCTATTACGGCTCCGGGTAATGTGCTCAAAAGCGAAACACCTGTCACCACTGAAGAATTGATTAAACCTGCTTTAGACGTTAGTAATTTAGCTGGCACTGGTGGGTTGGCTGGTGTGGGCAGTGGTGCTGGCGTTGCGTTGGGGAGTGGTCCGATTAGGCAAGCTGCTACTGCTGCTATGACAAAATCAGAAAAGCCTTTCTACTCTGCTCTTGAACGCTCGCTTGGTTCGATCAATCAGAACAAAGCGTCGGGTGAGCAATGGTTAGGCATGCTTGCTAACAAAGGTGGTGTCAAACCTGATGAATTGCAATGGTCTGGTATTGGTGAATTTCTAGCTGGTAAGCCAAGTGTAACAAAGGCTGAAATAGATAGCTTTTTGAAGGACAATCCATTTGGTGTTCAAGAGGTGGTTAAGGGTGCTAGAGACCCTGCCGCTCAATCTGCTTTTGCTGCTTATAGTAAAGAGTTATCTGATAAATATGGAGTTCCTGAAGGCCAGAATATATCTATGTATGCTAAGCTAAAAAATATTTCAGATGAAGAAGTTGCGAAATATAGAGAACTGCAAGAAGCTGCTGTTGGTACAAAAACATCAACTAAATATCACGACTATCAGCTTCCCGGTGGTGAGAACTATCGTGAAGTGTTGATGACGTTGCCTGATAAACAAAAGCGTTTATACGAATGGGAATATTTTGACCCTAAAACTCAACAGTCAAAACAGTTTAAGACAGAGGCTGAAGCAAAAGCTGCTGCTCCTGAAGGTGCTATTGTAAATCAAAAAGAGATTGCTGAGTTAAACCCATCATACAAATCATCCCATTGGGACGAACCTAACATTCTCGCTCATATGCGTATGAATGATCGCACCATTGACGGTAAGAAGTCATTGCATTTAGAGGAAATTCAAAG